CATGGGCAGGCTCCGCACCGGGGCCGGTTTCCCCAAGAAGCTGGCTGGAGGGAATTTACGATTACGCCACGAGGGTCATGGACCCGGATAAGATATTCCTCGGTATGCCCGCCTACGGCTGGAACTGGCAGATTTACGATACGCCGGAGAACCTTGGCAGAACCTACCGGGGAACGTCCAACACCTACTATGCAGCCAAGCTGTGGATGACGGGAGGCTACAATTTCACGGACGATGCGCCGCCGCAGCCCTTTCTCCCCATCGTGGCCTATTGGGACGATTACGATAAGGTACCCTATGCCTTTCCCCATGTCTATGACTACATGGAAGGGGCGGACGCCGTTTCCCGTGAGTATCCCCAGCTTGTGGGGACATACAACCGCAGGCGATATCTGACTGCCTACGGCAAAGAGCAGAAGACAGAGTTCGGAACGATATACATCGACCGGGACGCCGGCAATTATTCCTCTGCATCCGGCATCGTCTCCATTGAAAACGGCATCGCCACCCTTGGCGATAACGGTTCGGTGACCTACAGCTTTAAGGTGGAGTCGGCGGGAACCTACGATGTGGCGGTGCGGCTCTGCTATCCCTTCTGGGACAAGAACGGCATCTATGTGGCTCTGGACGGCAGCAGGAAACATTTCACGGAGAGCCGCCTGTGGTGGCCGTACTGGCGGAGTACCTTCTGGACTTCCCTTGCCGGTGGCGTAACGCTTTCCGCCGGGACGCATACCATTACGATCTCGGTGGATGTCAAAGGCGTGCAGTTTTACGGTTTCCGTGTCTGCTCCGGTTTCTCTGAGGAACCCTCTGCCGGAGAAGCGACCTTTGCCCTTGCTCCCAGGAGCTTTAAGGATGTGGACGGCAACATGGCGGTTCCCGATAAGGGCTTCAAGCTGACATTGGAGATGCTCCGCAGAAAGCCTGACTCCGCACTTGTCTGGTACGAGGATTTCCGGGATTACGGCGTGCTGGAGACAGACTACTGGACGGTGCACTCCGGCTCATGGAAGGTATGGCGCTCGGATGAATACTCGATGGAGCGTGTCTACTCCCAGCTTGAAGGAAAGGGAGAACTTGCCTGGAACTATGACGGCTTTTCTGAGCTGCATCTTCGGGCAAGGCTGGCGTTCCCGTCAGGCGGCAGCGGCAAGGCCGGCGTATTCTGCGGCAGCCTGTTCTGCTGTTTGAACTACGATACCCAGGCGGTGGAGCTATACAATGGCTCCACGCTCCTTGGCAGCTACAGCCAGGAGATCGCAAGGACCGCATCGGCGGATCTGAGGGACAATCCATCCATGTACACGGTGGAGATGCGTATCCGAGGGAACCGGGTGCGGGTGTATTCCGGCTCTTCCTACACCCTGCGCTTTACGGCAGCGGTCAGCGGCTTTACAGGAGGCTATGCCGGATACCGCTCGGACAACACCACGGTCTGTGAGCTTCTGCGTCTGGGGGACGCCTGGACGTATGAGCCTTATGAACGGTTTGATGTCCAGATGCCGGACGGCAGCTTTAAAAGCTACGGCAGGATATCCCGCTCAAACTGCACCTGGGATGAGGAGTTCCAGGTGTTTACGCTGACCTCCGATGTGGAGGAATCCTCCACCCGGAGCGAGGATATCTCCCTGGACTACGACTTTTTCCACTCTGACCTTCTGGAGATTTCCTGCGGCGGGAATTACACGGCGAGGATCATTCCAAAGGACATCAACATCTGGATATCCCGGCTGTTCCTCGGCGATGCGGACGGATTCTCCATCCTCTACTACCAGGACGTGGACTCCCTTGTCTATTGGGCGAACCAGGCGGCATACCGCTGGAAACTACGGGGGATGTGTATGTGGTCCCTGGGTCAGGAGGATATGCGATTATGGGAATGGCTGCCGAAGCAGATTTAAATATACTTTGGGAATCAGCGACTATCCTGCGGGGTGGCCGCTTTTTTCATACACAGAACCAAGAGGAGGTAAACAACATGAAGGAATTTTGGAATGTGATCCAGATGGTGTTCGCCGCTGTGGGAGGGTGGCTGGGCTACTTCCTTGGCGGCAACGATGGGCTGCTTATCGCCCTTGTGGTGTTTGCGGTGGCGGACTACATCACGGGCGTGATGTGCGCCGTATCGGACAAGAAGCTCAACAGCCAGGTGGGATTCAAGGGAATCTGCAGGAAGGTGCTGATCTTCCTGCTGGTGGGGATTGCCCACATCCTGGATGTGCAGGTCATTGGGACGGGTTCTGTACTTCGCACGGCAGTCATTTTCTTCTACCTGTCCAACGAGGGCGTGAGCATCATTGAGAACGCCGCACACCTTGGGCTGCCCATCCCGGAAAAGCTAAAAGCGGTGTTGGAGCAGCTCCATGACAGAGCGGAGAACGAAAAGGAGGATGAGTGATTATGGCTTATACGAACAGTTCACTGGTATCTTACACAAAACTCAGCCCCAACCACTCCGGGCAGAGGACGCACGCTATCGACCGCATCACGCCCCACTGTGTGGTGGGGCAATGCTCGGTGGAAACACTCGGCAGTATCTTTCTGCCGACTTCCAGACAGGCAAGCTGCAACTACGGCATCGGCGTTGATGGCCGTGTAGGTATGTATGTGGAGGAGAAAAATCGCTCCTGGTGTTCCTCTTCCAGCGCCAACGATCAGCGGGCCATCACCATCGAGTGTGCGTCCGACACCACAGAGCCGTATGCCTTTAAGGATGTGGTCTACCAGAAGCTGATCACCCTTTGCGTAGACATCTGCAAGCGAAACGGCAAGAAAAAGCTCCTGTGGCTTGGCAATAAGGACAAGACGCTCTCTTATGAGCCAAAATCCGATGAGATGGTGCTGACGGTGCATCGCTGGTTTGCCAACAAGTCCTGCCCCGGAAACTGGATGTATGCCAGGATGGGCGATCTGGCGGAAAAGGTCACGGCGCAGCTTGGCGGTTCAGCTGATACCCCTACTGTAACCACACAGCTTTACCGTGTCCGCAAGACCTGGTCTGACAGCAAGTCGCAGAAAGGCGCATACAAGATCCTCTCCAACGCCAAGAAGTGCGCCGATGCCAATCCTGGATATAGTGTGTTTGATAATAACGGTGTAAACATCTACACATCGAACACAACAGCCACAGAGGTTCCTTTCCTTGTAAAGGTCAGCATCACCGACCTCAATATCCGCAAAGGGCCGGGAACGGATTATGCCAAGACCGGGAGGTTTACCGGAAAAGGGGTATTCACCATCGTTGAGGTGAAGTCCGGCAAGGGCTCCACAGCAGGCTGGGGACGATTGAAGAGTGGCGCAGGGTGGATCTCGCTTGACTACGCAACGAAAATAAAATAACTTAACCTGCTGAAAACCCACCCTACCATAACGGTTCGGTGGGCGTATTTTTTTCGGCCAAAACGGGCTGCCTTGTCCAGATGGGTCATTGAGGGAAACCCTCGGAACGGAGGAACCACAATGACAAATCAGCAAAAAGAACAGATTACCGCCCTGCGCTCACAGGGATATGGATACGCCACCATCGCCAAGGCGGTGGGACTGAAGAAAGATACCGTTGTCGCGTTCTGCCGTAAGATGGGAATGACCGGCACGAAGGCTGCGGATAACAGACGCATTGAACTGGACGCCGGATTCTGCCTGCAGTGCGGCACTTTGCTTACGCAGACTCCCGGAAGAAAGCGAGTTAAATTCTGCTCAGATAACTGCCGTACCGCCTGGTGGAATGCGCACCCGGAAAAGGTCAACCGCAGAGCCATATACCACTTCACCTGCGCTCACTGCGGAAAGCCCTTCACTGCCTACGGCAACGCAAAAAGAAAATACTGCTCTCACGCCTGCTATATCGCAGACCGCTACAAAGGCGGTGACGGGCATGAGTGAGGACAAATTCCGCTCTGAAATGAGCTACCTTGCCGCCCTCTCCATCGCAAAGAATCTCCGGGAAAAGGGGCTTCTGAGCGAGGAGGAATATGCCGTAATTGATACAAATCTGAGGGCTGAGTTCTCGCCATCTTTGGGTACATTATTATCGGAAAATGACTTGATATAATCGGCTTTCAGAGTGATATATAGTGTCGGAAAGGAGTGATTTCATGCGGATTGTAAATAAAATCGAAGCGAAAACACCGCAGATACCGCGCCGCAAAAGGGTCGCTGCCTACGCAAGAGTCTCAATGGAGTCCGAGCGGCTGCAGCACTCCCTTTCGGCACAGGTCAGCTTTTACAGCAGTTTGATTCAGAGCAATCCTGCCTGGGAGTATGTGGGCGTATATGCCGACAACGGGATAACCGGCACCAAAGCCGAAGCCCGCGAAGAGTTCAATCGGATGATTGCCGACTGCGAAGCCGGAAAAATCGACATTGTTCTGACAAAGAGCATTTCCCGTTTCGCACGCAATACCGTTGACCTGTTGAATACGGTGCGCAGGCTCAAGGAGCTGGGCGTTTCCGTACAGTTTGAAAAGGAGCGCATCGACTCCCTCACCGAGGACGGCGAGTTGATGCTGACCCTCTTAGCATCCTTTGCTCAGGAAGAAATACGCAGCCTGTCGGACAACGTCAAATGGGGTACCCGGAAACGATTTGAAAAAGGTATCCCCAACGGCCGCTTTCAAATCTATGGGTACCGCTGGGAGGGCGATCATCTGGTCATCCATGAGGAGGAGGCAAAAATCGTTCGGCTCATCTACGACAATTACATGAACGGTTTGTCGGCGGAGACCACAGAAAAGCAGCTTGCCGAGATGGGTGTAAAATCCTATAAGGGACAGCATTTCGGTAACACTTCCATACGGCAGATCCTCGGAAATATCACTTATACGGGCAACCTTCTGTTCCAGAAGGAATATGTGGCAGACCCCATCAGCAAGAAAAGCAGGATCAACCGCGGGGAGCTGCCGCAGTATTTCGTGGAGAACACCCACGAAGCCATCATTCCAATGGAGGTCTACCAGGCGGTGCAGGCCGAGAAAGCGCGCCGCCGTGAGCTTGGCGCCTTGGCAAACTGGAGCATTAACACCTCCTGCTTTACCAGCAAAATCAAGTGCGGCCGGTGCGGAAAGAGCTATCAGCGGTCTAACCGCAAGGGGAGAAAAGACCCTAATGCCAACTACACCATCTGGGTCTGCGGTACCCGAAGAAAGACCGGGAATGCGCATTGTCAAAACAAGGACATCCCGGAGCAGATGCTCAAAGATGCCTGCGCTGAAGTCATGGGACTGGATACGTTTGATGAAATCATCTTTTCAGAGCAGATCGACCACATTGAGATTCCTGCTCCGAATGAGATGATTTTCTATTTTAAGGATGGCCGCATCGTTCCGCACCACTGGGAATCCACCATGCGGAAGGACTGCTGGACGGATGAGCGCAGAGCCGCCAAAGGACGGTATGTGCAGGAGCATCAGCTCGGTCCCAACAGTTCCTGCTTCACCAGCCGTATTCGTTGTGACAGCTGCGGCGAGAACTACCGCAGGCAGCGTTCACGGCACAAAGACGGCAGCTTTGATTCCGTATGGCGGTGCGCATCAGGCGGAAAATGTCAAAGTCCCAGCATCAAGGAGGAAGTCCTTAAAAACCTCTGCGCTGACGCTATGGGGCTGGAATCATTTGACGAGACGGCTTTCCGTGAGCAGATTGCCTGCATTCATATCACGGCTCCGTATCAGCTTTCCATCCGCTTCTTTGACGGGCATACCTTTGAAGCGGCATGGGAAAGCAGGCGAAAAATCCCCAAGCATACGGAGCAGCGCAAGCAGCATATGCGGGAAGTAATGATACAGAGATGGAGGGAAAAACGTGGCGAAAGTAACGACGATACCGGCAACGATAAGCCGATTCACGGCAACGCCGATCAATGAAAAGAAAAAGCGCCGCACCGCCGCTTATGCCCGTGTCTCCACTGACAGCGAGGAGCAGCTCACCAGCTACAGCGCCCAGGTGGACTATTACACCAACTATATCAAGAGCCGGGACGATTGGGAGTTTGTTTCCGTGTATACGGATGAAGGCATAACGGGTACGAATACCAAGCACCGTGAGGGCTTCAAGCGGATGGTGGCTGATGCCTTGGCAGGAAGGATTGACCTTATCGTCACCAAGTCGGTCAGCCGATTTGCCCGCAACACAGTTGACAGCCTTACCACCGTCCGGCAGCTGAAGGAAAAAGGTGTGGAGATTTACTTTGAGAAAGAGAACATTTGGACGCTGGATTCCAAGGGTGAATTGCTCATCACCATCATGTCCAGCCTTGCCCAGGAAGAAAGCCGAAGCATCTCCGAAAACTGCACCTGGGGTCAGAGAAAGCGTTTTGCAGACGGCAAGGTCACAGTACCGTTTAACCGCTTCCTTGGCTATGACCGTGGAGCCGACGGCAATTTGGTCATCAACCCCGAAGAGGCAGTCACCATTCGCCGTATCTACAGTATGTTCTTGCAGGGAATGTCACCCTATGGCATTGCCACCCGTTTGACCGCTGACGGCATCAAATCACCGGGCGGTAAGGAAAAATGGAATGCCGGAGCAGTCCGCAGCATCCTTACCAACGAAAAATACAAAGGTGATGCACTCCTGCAGAAATCCTACACGGTAGACTTCCTCACCAAAAAGAAAAAGATCAACGAGGGCGAAATCCCACAGTACTATGTGGAGGGCAACCACGAAGCCATCATCAGCCCAGAGGTTTTTGAACTGGTACAGCAGGAACTTGAGTGCCGGAAACAGAGCCGAGGACGGCACAGCGGTGTACACCTTTTCTCCGGCAAAATACGCTGCGGACAATGCGGCGAGTGGTACGGTTCAAAGACCTGGCACTCCAACAGCAAATACCGCCGTGTGGTCTGGCAGTGCAACCACAAATACGATGGCGATGAAAAATGCACCACGGCGCATCTTACCGATGATGATATCAAAGTGCTGTTCGTATCAGCGGTCAATCAGCTGATAACACAAAAGGATGCCATCATTACGGCACTTACCGCATCCCTCGACACCGCCTTCGACCTTACCGCCCTCAAAGCGGAACAGGATGAACTGGAAAGCGAAATGACTGTGGTTTCCGACCTTATCCAAAAGTGCATCTACGAAAACGCTCATGTAGCCCTCGACCAGGTGGAATACCAAAAACGCTACGATGGGCTGACGGAACGGTTCGACACCGCCAAGGCTCGGTACGAGACCCTGGATGAGACCATCCGTAGCAAGCAGTCCCGCAGGGCAAAGATTGAGGCTTTCCTCGAAGCCCTGGCAAAGGCTGAATTGGTGGACACCTTCGATACCGCCCTCTGGTGCGGACTGGTGGATTTCGTAACCGTCCACGGAAAGAACGATGTGCGGTTCACCTTCAAAAACGGACAGGAAATCCGAGCATAAGGGTAAAAAGATACTCCTCACTACCATTACGGCGGTGAGGAGTTTTTTGCGTTAATAGGTTCTGAATTTGTATCTGTGGGTCAATGCCCGCTCAATCATAGTGATGTCCTCGACACCAAATTCCTTTTTAGTCATCTGCACAGAGGACAGGAACTCTTTGTTCTTTCGCAGAGACTTGGCGAGGAGCTTCTTATCCTTCGCATCGAGGGTAATCGAAAACAGCAGGTTTGCCATAGAAATAACCATATTTCTGTGGTCTTTGAAGTATTTTCTGATTAGTTCGGTTTCGATTGCACACACCTTGTCGAAATCCTGCTCGGAGAACTTTGGCTGAAGAGCCAAAATAGGATTGACGAGTAGCATTGTAGCGGCTTCCATGAGATTTACATACGCACCCAATTCGTACTGCTGTTCTTCGGTCATTTGGCTGTAATCCGTACCAAAGGTTTCGATTTTGATAACCGCCTCTTCCAGTTTCCCGGTTTCATCGACGATTCTCTTGATGCGTTCACTTAGTTCGACAATCGCAAGTTCATAGGATTTGACATCCCTATTGCTGATGAGGGTATAAACATTCTCCAATCTTTCTTTATCACCTTTGGTTTTGAAGAACATCAGACCGCTTGCAATAATGGAGAGACCAGCAATCGTCCAGCCAATAGGACCGGCAAGCGCCAGAAAAGCACTTCCGGAAGCCATACCGCCACCACCAGCAGCCAAAGCGCCACCACCCAACCAGGCTAAGGCGGCATTAGTCGCAGCCGCACCGCTCAAAGCAGAAATTGCCGTTCCTGTAGATGCAACACCGAAAGTGGTCGCAACGCCCATAGCCACGGTGGGACCAAGAGTAACGACAGCAACTCCTGCACCGACCCCTGCGGCTCCCTGTCCTGCAGCCTTGACCTCTGCCTTTTTATACTCCAGTTCGATTTTCTCTGCCTGTTGTTTCCAATTTACACGGATTGCCTTAAGGTTTTCATATTTCAATCTATTTTCTTCCGGCACATTCCGAATGCGATCAAACAAAGCCTGAATTGCAGTCAAAGAAGCATAAAGGTCACCGGTATGCTGACCCAATTCATTTATTTTCTGATTTGTTTTCTTCGCAGCAGCCTCGGCTTTCTGCTGTGCCAATTGAAGTTTTGACAGCTTTTTAGCCATATCATTTTCCTCCGAAGTATCTGTCAATGTCCGCTTTGCTTTTCAGCACCCTGTTTGCGGGAACATTGCGTAATTCTGCTAATTGCGCGGATTTTCCGAAAGCCTCTATATACGCACCACTCTTCTTGAAATCAGCAACGAATGTCAGCAGACGGGCATCATCGTACTTTACAGACAGGATTTTGAGACCCTCTATGTAATTTTCAACGATGGTGATCTCCTTGGTTGCAAAATCAGCCTCTTTCTTTGCGCGACCGTAAGAAATAGCGCGTTTTGTTTCACCATACAAAGAAATGGCAAATCGACCGACACCAACAACATTGAGTCGCAGAACAAATTCAACCACATTGAAAGTGCCACCACCGCTCACAAACGCTCTGCCAACGGCATCTCCTGCATCAACCAGACAGAAAGTGCCGTGTGCGACAGTCAGCATTCTTTTCACTGTAGGATTCGAGAACGGCTCACATTTCTTCCACATAAGTTTGAAAGAAC